CTTTAAAGTCCCTATATAACTGGTATGACCCCGGAAGGTCATATAATAGTATACAGCTTAGTTCACGATTTGTCAAGTGGGGGTTGACAAAACCTTAACTGAGGTGTATACTACTTAACTATGAAGAAAGAATTGACATTAAAACAACAAGGATTCCTTGACTACTTAATTGAAACGGGAGGTGATCCTAAAAAAGCAGCCGAATTAGCTGGTTATGCCCCGAATGCACATTGGCAGGTTACAAAAGCATTAAAGACTGAAATTATAGACTTGGCCTCAAACATTCTAGCACAATCAGCACCTAAAGCTGCACTAAAACTTGTAGATGTAATGGACTCCGAGAACCCTATTCCGCAAGCAAACATGCGCTTGCAGGCCGCTCAAACTATTTTAGACCGCATAGGTCTAGGAAAATCGGATCGACTAGATGTCAATCATAAGGTTGAAGGCGGTATTTTTGTACTGCCTGCCAAAGAAGAAGTCATTATTGATGTTCAGGCGTAAATTAAGTAGTACTATTCCTTTTGGATATAAGATTTCAGATAAAGATTCTGCTTTCTTAGAAGAAATTCCAGAGCAATTAGAAGCTTTAGAGGATATAAAAGAGCTATTACGAATGAAAGCGCTTTCTTTAAGAGAAGGTAGTATATGGCTAGAACACCGTACTGGTCGTAGTTTAAGCCATGCAGGTCTAAAAAAGATGATGGATAATGAATGATTGGGATAATAACCCTCAGAACTACTTACAAGATTCTGAAGGAGAGTTTATATTAAAAAAAGATGGCACACCTAAAAAGAAAGGTGGTCGTCCTAAAGGTTCTAAGTCACGAGGTTATAATTATCATTCAGAAACCAAGACTAAATTAGCTGCTCGAAAGGCAATTAGAGCAAAAGAAAAGAAGGTAGAGCAAACACGAACTAAGTTAAATGCCTATCGAGAGTCTTTAAATAATTCAAAGACTACATTAAATAAGCTAGACAATCAAGATTCTTCTAAAATAATAACAGAAGACAATATTGAGAAGCTTCCTACTCAATTAAAAAAAGAAGTAAAAGAGAATATACTGTTTGAGCCTAATAAAGGACCACAAACAGAGTTTTTAGCAGCCCCAGAGAAAGATGTTCTCTATGGCGGAGCCGCAGGGGGCGGCAAATCATACGCCATGTTAGTAGACCCTCTGCGGTTCTGCCACCGTTCTGCTCATAGAGCTTTAATATTACGAAGATCTATGCCAGAATTGCGGGAGTTAATTGATAAGTCAAGGGAGTTATATCCTAGAGCCTTCCCTGGAACTAAGTTTAGAGAAGTAGAGAAGGTCTGGAACTTTCCTAGTGGTGCGAAAATCGAGTTTGGCTTCCTTGAAAGGGACGCAGATGTTTATCGATACCAAGGTCAATCTTATTCATGGATTGGTTTTGATGAAATTACGCACTTACCGACAGAATTTGGTTGGAATTACTTGTCTTCACGACTACGTACAACCGATTCTGAGATAACGCCTTATTTGCGTTGTACAGCTAACCCAGGAGGCGTAGGAGCGCATTGGGTTAAAAAGAGGTATGTTGACCCCAATGAACCAAATAGCTCTTTTAAGGGCGTTGATGGTCTAACTAGGAAGTTTATACCCGCAAGACTAGATGATAATCCTTATCTTGCAGAAGATGGACGTTACGAAGAGATGTTAAGAGCGTTGCCTCCTGTGCAACGCAGACAACTCTTAGAAGGTAATTGGGATATTACAGAAGGAGCAGCCTTTACGGAATTTGATGCGGCTTCTCATGTAATAGTACCATTTACTATACCTATTGGTTGGGAACGTATTAAAGGTATTGACTACGGGTATTCTTCTGAAAGTGCTTGTGTATGGGGAGCAGTAGATTCTTCTGATGGAACTCTTATTATATACCGAGAGTTATATCGTAAGAATTTAACTGGAGTTGATTTGGGTCAAATGATTACTCAAATGGAACTCGAAGATCCTTTTAGTGTCCAAGGTGTACTAGATACATCAGCTTGGGCAAGGACAGGAACAACAGGCCCTACAGTAGGAGAGTCTCTACAAAATGCAGGACATAAATTACGAAGGGCCGATAAAAATAGAATACAAGGTAAAATTCAAATTCACGAATACTTAAAGCTTCAGCAAAGCGGTAGACCACGTTTACAAATATTTAATAGCTGCCCTAACCTGATACGCGAGCTTCAAAGTATTCCTTTGGATAAGAATAATCCCGAGGACGTAGATACTCATGCGCCTGATCATGCGTATGATGCTCTTCGTTATTTAATTATGTCTCGACCAAAGATTAATGATCCTTTGAGTCAAATGAGATATTTACGAATGCAGCAAGCCTATACACCTGCTGATATGGAGTTTGGATACTAATGGCAGAAAATAGTTTTATAGATAATGCCGACAACATTTATTTTGAAGATGTTGAAGGTGAAGAAGGCAAAACCTTATCACTGGATGAAGATCTTCGTAATAAATTCGTAGCTTTACTTCAAGATAGATATGCTACAGCAGAGGATGCTCGTTCTCTTGACGAACAACGATGGATAACGGGATATCATAATTATCGTGGTTTATATCCTAAGAATGTAAAATTTAGAGAATCTGAAAAATCTCGTATATTTGTTAAAGTAACTAAAACAAAAGTTCTTGCGGCTTTTGGGCAACTTGTTGATGTAATATTTGGAGCTAATAAATTTCCTATTGGAGTATCTGAAACTAAAATACCAGAAGGTGTGGCAGAGCATGTGCATATGGATACAACTAATCCTGTTCCTGGCATTGAAACAACGCCAGCAGTTTCTGGCGGTAGCGAAGAAGAAGAACAATCAGAGGAGAACCCATTTGATGTTGGATACGAAGGAGACGGTAAAGTACTCAAACCAGGAGCAACCTTTGGACCAGGAAAATTCGATACCAAACCAATCGAAGACGAACTCAAAGATGCAGGAATGTTGCGGCAAGGGTTGTTGCCAACACCAGAAACGATGGAACTTAATCCAGCGCAGAAAGCAGCGCGAAGGATGGAAAAGCTAATACATGATCAAATTGAAGAGTCTAATGGATCATCAGAGATTCGTAATGCTTTATTTGAGTCTGCCTTATTTGGTACGGGCATTGTAAAAGGCCCATTTAATTTTAATAAAACGTTAAATCGTTGGGAGGAAAATGAAAGCGGAGAAAGAATCTACAACCCCTTGGACGTTCGTGTTCCTCGTATTGAGTTTGTCAGTATTTGGGATTTTTTTCCAGACCCCAATGCTACCAACATATCCGAGTGCGAATATGTATTCCACCGGCATAAGCTCAATAGATCTCAGCTACGGGCCTTATCAAAAATGCCATACTTCAACAAAGACGCTATACGAACCTGCTTGTCGATGGGATCAAATTATGTTCAAAAGGACTACGAACACGAATTAAAGGATGATCAGAGGGGACAAGAATACGGTTCAGGACAATTTGAAGTACTAGAATATTGGGGTATCATGGATGCTGAATATGCTCGCGAAGTTGGCATGGAACTAAAAGATGATATTGATGACCTTGATGAAGTTCAAGTAAATGCGTGGATCTGTAATGGAATGCTTTTACGCTCTGTTGTAAACCCATTCACACCACACAGACTACCCTATCATTCTTTTTCATACGAAAAGAATCCTTATAGTTTCTTTGGGATAGGCGTAGCTGAGAATATGGATGACTCTCAGAAGATTATGAATGGTCATGCACGAATGGCTATTGATAATCTTGCGTTATCGGGTTCCTTAGTATTTGATGTAGATGAGTCTGCTTTAGTAGGTGGACAATCTATGGAAGTTTATCCAGGTAAAGTCTTTAGACGACAGGCAGGTATGCCCGGACAAGCAATTCATGGTGTTAAGTTTCCGAATGTAACACAAGAGAATATGCAGATGTTTGATAAGTTTAGGCAACTCGCAGACGAACAAACCGGTATTCCTAGCTATTCGCATGGTCAAACAGGTGTACAAAGTATGACAAGAACTGCTTCAGGCATGTCTATGCTATTAGGTGCAGCCTCTTTAAATATTAAAACTGTGATAAAGAATTTAGATGATTTCCTTCTAAAGCCTCTTGGAGAAGCCTATTTCCAATGGAATATGCAGTTTTTAGAGGATAAATTAGGTGTAGTAGGTGATTTAGAAGTTAAAGCAACAGGCACAAGCAGCTTGATGCAGAAAGAAGTACGAAGTCAAAGGCTGACAACATTCTTACAGACTGTTCAGAATCCTGCTGTGGCTCCGTTTGTTAAAATTAATAAGCTTATTAGTGAGCTTGCTTATAGCCTTGATCTTGATCCTGATGAATTACTGAATGATCCTGATGAAGCAGCTATTATGGCACAAATTATAGGAATGCAAAATGCTGGACAAAACACAGGCGAAGAAGCTGGCCCCGCTGGTCAACAACCCGCAGGTATGGGACCACCTGAAGGAGCACCTGGAGGCCCTCAAGAACTTGGAGCTACAGGCACTGGTGGTGGCAACGTCGGAACAGGAAATGTTCCGTTGCCAGGGGAGAGTGGCTTCTCTGGTACGGTTAGTGAAGCTGCCGGATGAAGTTAAAGAAGCACTAGAAAGAGAGGAATAACATGGCTGAAAATTTATTAGTACCCCCAGAACAACAAGATATGCCGGTAGATACCTATACTCCCGAAGATCAAATGAATGCTGAAGCTTCGCAGCTTCCTGATGAAGAAATGGAAGATGATTTTGTAGATTATGTTTTAGATGAATCTCTAGAACCAGAAGAACAAGATTATCTTATGGGTGCTCTAGAAGCAGACCCAAGATTAAGTGAGATTTTTGATAAGGTCGTTCAAACGGCCTCAGAATTTACTGGCGAAGGGGAAGTAGAAGGCCCTGGAACTGGTGTTTCAGACTCGATACCTGCACGATTGTCAGATGGAGAGTTTGTAATGACGCAGAAGGCTACTGATCAAATAGGTGCAGATAATCTTCAAACCTTAATGGATGAAGCAGAACGTGCTTTTGATGGGGGCCTTCAGCGAATGGAATACGCATTTGGTGGAGTAGTTGATTCTGATGAAGATGAAGAACTACTTAAAGAAGACGAGGATGAAGAGATCAAAAAAACTATGATCTCAGCTAATCGTATGCCGAGTGTTGTATCATAAGGAGATAGAGCTACCCGTAAGGCCCTCTATCATTTAATTATAACGGCTACCTTGGAGTAGGCAAGCCCCAACCTTAGTTCTAGGCCAAAGAACTAATTAGTTTGGCTACCTTGCACGAGACAAGCCCCGTGAAGGAGATGTGATATGTCAGAAATAGAGGAGAGTTTAGAAGAACAGGAAGCGAATCCATATAATGCAAAGAAGTCTTGGCATAAGCCAGATGGACCTCAGACGCAAAGTGCAGATTCGCTATTTTACGAAGGTCAGGCTACCCCACAACAAGAGGCCCCTGATGAAGAAGAGCAAAATGCTCCACCTAAACGTAAAAGAGCTAATTATAAAAAAAGATACGATGATCTAAAGAAGCATTACGATGATAGGGTTTCACAATTTAAACAACGAGAGCAAGAACTCTTAGCTGAAGCTAGGGCTTCGCAGCCTGAGTATGAAGCACCAAAGAGTATTGAAGATCTTGAAAGGTTTAGAGAGGAATATCCTGATTTGTATGAAACAGTTGAAACTGTTGCTCACTTACAGAGTGAACGTCAAGTTAATGAGCTTCAAGGACAATTATCTGCTATACAGCAACGTGAGGCAGATATTATGCGTCGAGAAGCCGAAACAAGCTTGCGTAGTCGCCATCCTGATTTTGAAGATATTAGAGGCGACGAGAACTTTCGAGAATGGGCAAAAGTTCAGCCTGAAGAAATACAAGATTGGGTTTTTAGAAATCCTGATAATGTAGAATTAGCTTCTAAGGCTATCGATCTTTATAAATTAGAAAGTGGTATTCAAACTTCACAGCCTCGAAGACGATCACAACAATCACAGCGGTCCAAAGAAGGTTCGGCGGCAGATTTAGTTTCGACTAAAACTACGACGGTAGATGCAGCTAGACCAGATAAAATTTGGACTGAACGGGAGATTTCTGCTATGTCTATAGATGAGTTTGATGCTTTTGAAGAAGAGATTAATCAAGCTATAACTGAAGGCAGAGTAGTTAAATCATAATTTTTGTCTAATTTGGAGTGAAATAAAATGGCATATAATCAAAGTGACCAATACTTTGAGCCTAGCACAGATACTGATGCCAACTTTGGTAACTCCGTAAGTGGTCAGAATAATTCGTTTTTCTTACCTGCTGTCTATTCTAAGAAGGTTCTAAACTTCTTCAGAAAAGCCTCTGTAGTTGAAGCTATCACCAACACTGATTATGCTGGTGAAATTTCTAACTTTGGCGATTCTGTAAAGATTATTAAAGAACCGACGATTACTGTTTATCAGTATGAGCGTGGCGCAGATGTAACGCAAACGAAACTAACCGACCAAGAAATTACGTTGGTTGTAGATACGGCTAACGCCTTTAAGTTCAAGGTTGATGACATTGAATCAAATATGTCTCATGTGAACTGGCGCGAAACGGCTTCATCCGCAGCAGCGTATGCATTACGTGATGCATTTGACGAAGGTGTAATTGCTACTATGTTTAGTGGTGTTTCTTCATCTAGTCCTAATCACGTTCTTGGTTCGGATAGTGCGACTGATCTTGCGGCTGGTACGTTTGATGGCACAGGTAATCTTGACATTGGCTTTGGTACGGATGAACATGATCCTATAGATATCTTGGGGCATATGGCTCGTCTCTTGGACGATCAAAATATTCCTGAAGAGGGACGGTGGTTTGTAGCCCCGCCTCAATTCTATGAGGTTCTTACTGGTACGGCGTCCAAACTCTTGTCAGTCGATTACAATGCTGGTCAAGGTTCAATCAGAAACGGTCTAGTAACTTCTGGAAAACTGCGTGGATTTAATATGTATAAATCTAACAACATTGCCTCAACGACTAACGCTGCTGGTAAATGTATTGCTGGACATATTAGTTCAACTGCAACGGCTCAGACGATTACGAGTTCCGAAGTATTGCGTGATCCTGATAGCTTTGGTGATATTGTACGAGGTCTTCATGTATATGGAGCTAAAGTACTACGATCTGAAGCATTGGTATCTGCGTTCTACGGCGTGGACTAATAATTAAGAGAATTGGGAGTCGGTTTCGGCTCCCTTTTCTTTTTACTTAATAATTAATTAAAGGAAAAAGATATGGCAAGTCCAGTTATTAATATAAGAGATACGGGAAGAAATTCCGCGAGAACAGGAGATGTCCGTGCTCTTTCAGATAATGTAGTAAGTTCTTGGACTTCAGTTACAACTGGTACTATCGCAGTAACGGATGATACCAATACTGATGTCAGTTTTACGCAACCAGCAGATACTATTCTTCGCAATCTTATTGCTATCCCGGCAGGTAACATTGTTACAGGCGGTAGTAGCGGTAATGATGTAGACTTTTCACTAGGCACGTCTTCTGGCGGTACTCAAATTATTGCTACTGAGGCTATTCTAGATGATGGTGGTTCTGCGGTTACTTGGTCAGCTAATGCACCTTTGTATCTTATACAAGATTCACATGGTCATGGAGCTAACGCATTTGTTAGTACTAGTGTTACGGCAGGTGTTGTAGGTGGCCCTGCAACTTCAGAAGCAATTGTTATTGCTGCTACATTGTATTCGGCTTCTGCTAGAACTTTGTATGGTCGACTCACTCCGATTGGGGCTGATTTGGCAACTGCTGCAACGACAGTTACGTTCTTAGCTGAGTTTTTACATCTTGGTGTATTGCCGGATTAATTTGAATGGCTCAAATAGGTTCTGACGAAAAACCTGTGATGTTTAGAAAAGCGATTGTCAGTAAGGATAGTCGCTTCAGGAAGCATTTTGACAAAGAAAAGTACGATGATAATTATGATCGTATATTTCGTCAGAAAGAAGATATGAAAACTACTCAACGAAAGTTAACAGACTTGAATTGGGATGGTGAATAATTATAAATTTAAATATAAGGTAATATGTCATGGGAATAAAAACATACAAAGATGTTGCATCTATGCAAAATAATCCTGTGCGACAAGGAAGTACAGGTGCTACAGAGCCTAGTAGAATTAAACGGGCTAGTGGTGGAAGAGTTAAGAAGCAAGGTGGAGGATCTGTTACGGGAATTAGTGGTCGTGGTGGGCCTAATCCTCGACCTAAAGTAAATGTGTTAGGTGTCGAAGCAGCTAAAGCACATCAACGTGCAAGAGCGGGTGGAACCCATGCTTCTGAGCTTGCTAGACAGAAGGGCGCTCCTAGTCAAAGAACGACGGCTCCAGGGCCTGGGCGTGGTGCTCGAAGTGGGAGACCAGATTTTAAAAGGGGTGGAAGAGCTTCTAAAGCCAGGGGTGGAAAAGCGAAGAGGTAATTAAATGGCAACATTTCTCAACCTAACGAATGAGTTACTACGAGAACTTAATGAGGTTATACTAACCTCTTCAAACTTTAGCAGTGCTGTCGGGGTACAGCAACATGCAAAGGATTCGATTAATCGTGCTTACTTAGATATTGTCAATGAGGAACCTCAGTGGCCCTTTCTAGCTACGGCTGAGAGTGGGGCTACTGATCCTATGTATGGCAATACCTATATAGAGACGACTGCTGGTACTCGATGGTATGAACTCAAGACTGCAAGTTCTAGTATTACATCTGATTATGGTTCAGTTGATTGGGATAACTTTCTTTTGACGACTGTTGGGGTCAGCGGTGAATCTACTCCTTACACAATAAGAAATCTTAGATACACAACTACAGAAGCATGGAAAGATTATCTACGTATAGCTGAAAATCAAGATGATGCGGATACAACGCAGTATGGAGTTCCAAGTAGGGTCATTCGTAGTCCTGACGCTAGAAAGTTTGGATTAAGTCCTATACCTGATCAGGTCTATAGAATATGGTTCTTTGCTTGGGATCTTCCAACAGAACTAGATGCTCATGGCGATACTATTGTATTTCCTGATGTATATAAAACAGTTTTGCTGGCACGAGCTAGATACTATATATGGCAATTTAAAGATAACCCGCAGGCAGCTTCGTTTGCTTTAGATGATTATCGTAAAGGATTAAGGATGATGCGTTCTAATTTACTAGAACCAACCCCTAGCTATTTTAAAGATGATAGAATAGGATTTATTTAATGGCAGCTACACAACCTTTTGGTATATCGTGTAAAGGTGGTTTAAATACTAATCTAAATCAGATTGAACTACTTGGTCAACCAGGATCAGCAACTCAATTAAGAAACTTTGAAGTTGATCCTGATGGTGGTTATAGACGTATTAGTGGCTTCTCGCAGTTTGGAGATGGTACTAGACCAAATACTGACAATGATGTATATGGTCTTCATGTCTATGCAGATGGTGTTATTGCTGCTGTAGGAACTAATATCTATTTTAGTCAAGATGGAGATAGTTGGCTACAGATAAATAAAGATAGTGTTGCTTCAGGAGGAGATAACTATAGCACATTTACAGGACGCAGTACTCTAGCAAGGACTTCACAGAGCTTGGCAACCTTTGCAACCTATGAAGGCACGACAGACTACGGTGAAGTCATTATAACTGATAGGGGTTCGGGCGTTAAACCGATGTACTTTAAGATGACGGGTACAGGAAGTGCCCTCTCTAGTAGGACTTATTTCTGTAAAGAGGTTACAGTAAGTGGTTCAGTATATCCAAAGTTTTGTGTTATACATGATAAACACTTAGTAGTTGCAGGAGCAGCCACAGCGCCAAATACTGTGTATTATAGTAATACTTTAGCAGATTCAGATGATTTAACAGATTTTACTGGTACTGGTGCAGGATCAATTGTTCTTGATGACCAAGTAGTCGGGATTAAAAGCTTCCGTGATGACCTTATTATATTCTGTGAGAACTCTATTTATAAGTTACAGAATATAAATAATTCAAGTACGATTGCTGTTGTGCCTGTTACAAAGAACGTAGGTTGTCTTGATGGTAATAGTATTCAGGAGATTGGCGGTGATCTAGTTTTCTTGAGTCCTGATGGTATCCGTACTATTGCTGGTACGGCACGTATTGGTGACGTTGAGATGGGATCTGTTAGTAGACAAATTCAGTCTATTGTAGGAAAGATAGCAGCTTCTATTAATACATTTCGTATAAGTAGTGCTGTATTAAGAAGTAGATCTCAATACAGACTTTTTTATTCGGCATCTGATGCATCAACAGCATCTTCAAAGGGTATTATAGGAACAATTACTCCTAATGGTTTTGAGTGGTCAGAAACATTAGGAATACAGGCACATGCAATGGCCTCTGGATTTGATAAGGATGGTGTCGAGAAGACTTATCATGGTGATAAAGATGGTTATATCTATGTACACGATGATGGAGATTATTTTACGCCAGCAGGAACGGCAACTAATATTCGAGCAGAGTACAGAACGCCGTTCTTTGATTTTGGTGATGTAGGTACGCGTAAGACTTTGCACTATGCAAGAATGTCTTTTAGTCCTGAAGGAGACTGTGAACCACTATTACGAGTACGTTATGATTATGATGATAAAGATAAGCCGCAACCAGGAGATTATACACTAACACAAATTTCCTTACCGGCTATTTTTGGTAATCCGTCATCAACATTCAACTCAGTTGTATTCGGAGCGCAAGAAGATCCGCTTATAAGACAACCAGTACAGGGTAGTGGACATACGTGTAATTTTCAAATCTTTAGTGATGACCAAAATGCATCGTATGCAATTAATGGATTTTATGTAGATTATGTACCGTCAGGTAGGAGATAAATAAATGGCTCAAACTTATACACGACAGAGTTCGTTCTCAGATGGAGATACAATTACAGCGGCTCTGTTTAATGATGAATATAATCAGTTACTAAATGCTTTTGCCTACTCTTCTAGTAGTGCAACCTCGACAGGTCATAGGCATGACGGGTCAACGGCGCAGGGTGGTAATATTCATACGATTGGTGACTTAGATTTCCTTAATAAGATTGTTGCGGATAGTACCAATAATCGTTGGGGATTCTTTGTAGAGGTTTCAAGTGCAGCAGTAGAACAAGTTCGTATACAAGATGGAGCTATTGTACCCGTTACAGACAATGATATAGATTTAGGTACAAGCTCATTAGAATTTAAAGATGCTTATTTTGATGGTACAGTAACTACAGATGGTTTAACAGTTTCAAGTACGACAAATCTTGATGGTGCTATACAGGTCGATAATACAATTACAGTGGGTGTAGACGATACAGGATATGATGTTAAGTTCTTTGGAGATACTGCAAGTGCCTATATGCTTTGGGATGCTTCAGCAGATGATTTAGTTTTGGCAGGTGCAGCAGGTCTAGATATCGCAGGAGATATAGATGTTGATGGAACTGCTAATCTTGATGTGGTAGACATTGATGGTGCAGTAGATATGGCATCTACTCTAGCAGTTACAGGTGCTATTACAGGCTCTAGCACCATTCAAGGTACTACAATCACAGCAACGACGGCCTTTGTTCCAGATGCTTCTGACGGAGCAGCACTTGGTACAAGCGCACTAGAGTTTAGTGATCTCTTCTTAGCTGACGGAGCCGTAATTAACTTTGGCGACGATCAGGATGTCTCACTAACGCACGTAGCCGATACTGGTCTACTTATTTCTAGTACTGACCAACTACAGTTTGGTGACAGCGGCACTTATATTTATCAAAGTGCTGATGGAGTACTTGATCTAGTTAGTGATACTGAAATAGAGATCAATGCTACGACAATTGATATTAATGGTAATGTCGATATTTCAGGAACTTTAACAGTCGCTGGAGCTTTAGACTTTGGTGATGCAGCACTTAGTAATGTAGGTGCAGTTCAATTAGACAGTATAGCAGGTGACGGAGATACAGATACTTCAATAACCTTCTCAGGTTCTAATGTCATTACAGTGGCAGCAGCAGGAGCCAACCAAATAACATTTAATGATGGTTCAATCTTACCTGTTGCAGACAATGACATTGATCTTGGTTCAGGTTCCTATGAGTTTAAAGATGCCTATTTTGATGGCACAGTTACAACTGATACTTTAACAGTTGATGCAAACTCAACAGTAGGTGGTACGCTAGGAGTTACTGGAGCTTTAACAGGTTCCAGTACAGTTCAAGGTACAACTATTACAGCTACTACAGCTTTCGTACCTGATGCTTCAGATGGTGCAGCCCTTGGTACGTCTTCTCTAGAATTCAGTGATTTATTCCTTGCAGATGGTGCAGTTATTAATTTTGGTGATGATCAAGATGTATCACTGACTCATGTTGCTGATACAGGTTTATTACTATCTAGTACAGATCAATTACAGTTTGGCGATAGTGGTACTTATATATTCCAGAGTGCAGACGGTGTTTTAGACTTAGTATCTGATACTGAGATTGAAATTAATGCAACGACTATTGACATCAATGGTGCTGTTGCAATGGACGGTGCAATCACTGGTGGTACAAATATTACTATTAGTGGCGAACTAGATGCTGCTACCCTTGACATTAGCGGTAATGCAGATATTGATGGAACTTTAGAAACTGATGCACTCTCTATTAATGGAACTACAGTTAGTGCTACAGCAGCAGAAATTAATGTACTTGATCCAGCCTTAAAGGAAAGCGATTCAATTTGGATAGGTTCTGATCCTTCAGGGACTACAGATACTGCAACAGAAAACACTGCTCTTGGTGTAGGAGCTTTAACGGCAATAACTACAGGAGATTACAATGTAGCTGTCGGTAAAGATTCTTTAGTAGCTAATACGACAGGAGCTTATAATGTTGGTCTCGGTAGAAGGGCTGGATACGCCCTCACGACAGGCGCAGAGAACGTCGCCATTGGATATTTATCTTTATATACGGCGACCACGGCAAGCAACAATGTAGCTGTTGGTACGTCTGCATTACAGGCAAATACGTCTGGTACAGATAACGTAGCTGTTGGAGATAGGGCGTTAGACGCCAACACCACGGGATCAGACAACACCGCTTTTGGTGACAATGCATTAGGGGCTGTGACTACAAATAGTCAGAATACTGCTGTGGGCAGTTCAGCGTTGCTGGTGAATACAGCAGCTAATCAAACGGCTGTGGGTTCTTCCTCTATGACAGCCAATACCACAGGTACGGCGAACGTGGCTGTGGGATATCAGAGTCTCTATACCAACAGCACAGGCGCTTCAAATACGGCGATTGGCTATAGAGCATTAAAACTCAATGCCACAACCAATCAGAATACGGCGGTAGGAACTGACGCATTAGCCACTAATGTTGCTGGTGGTAATACCGCTGTGGGTTATCTGGCGTTGTATGCCAACACCACGGGTACGGGGAATGTTGCAGTAGGTTGGAGTGCTTTGGATGCGGCTACTACGGCTACTAATAATACGGGAGTTGGTTACGGGGCTTTAGGGGCTACCACTACGGGCGGTTCCAATACTGCTGTGGGTTATGGGGCGCTGGATTCAAATACGACCGGCGCAACCAATGTCGCGATTGGTCTTAATGCTCTTACAGCGAATACAACAGCAAATAGCAATACCGCAGTTGGTGGTTATGCGTTGGATGCCAACACAACTGGCGCAACTAATACAGCAGTCGGGGAGGAATCATTAAGTGCCAACACTACTGGAAGCAATAATGTTGCTATGGGCTACAAAGCATTGCTCACAAATGCGACAGGCGCATCTAATACAGCGGTTGGGACTGAAGCCCTAGAAAAAAATACTACTGATAGTAATACTGCCTTTGGCTATCACGCTGCTGAAGAAACCACGACGGGTGACTTCAATGTGGCTGTTGGTGCTAGTGCTTTTGAAGATAACACCACGGGCGCTCAGAACACGGCTGTTGGTGGCTATGCACTACGCAATAACACCACGGCCAATAACAACGTGGCGGTGGGTTATATTGCGATGGATGCCAACACCACAGGCGCAGAAGGGGTTGCTGTAGGGGCTAATGCTTTAGATGCTAATACGACGGGGAACAATAATGTCGGTATTGGGTATTCTTCCCTTGGTGTTAATACCACAGGTGGAAGCAATGTCGCCGTGGGTTCTTATGCCTTAGATGCCAATACCACAGCAAGCGATAATGTTGCTGTTGGACATCATTCTCTTGGTACTAATACAACGGGTACTCAAAATACTGCTATAGGAAAAGGTTCTCTTTTTGCTAATACCACAGCAGGAAATAACACTGCTGTAGGGTTCGAGGCTCTAAATGCCAACACCACAGGCGCATCCAATGTCGCTGTAGGTGCTAATGCTTTAGATGCTAATACAACGGGCGCACAGAACGTGGCTATTGGCTATAACGTATTAGGTGCCAACACTACCGCAAATTACAATACTGCTGTTGGGCATGCTGCTTTGAATGTCAACACGACAGGCGCTGGAAATGTTGCTATAGGGGCTTTAGCTTTAGACGCTAATACAACAGCAAGTGATAACGTTGCCATAGGCTATAACGCTCTGGGTGCCAATACGACAGCTAGTAATAATGTGGCTGTAGGGCAGGCTACTTTAGAGGCGAATACCACTGGCGCAAACAATACGGGTATTGGACAAGGCGCTTTAGCCGCGAACACCACAGCTAACTCTAATGTGGCGGTTGGAAACGGTGCGCTGTACGTCAACACCACAGGCGCTGGAAATGTTGCTATAGGGGCTAATGCCCTAGATGCCAATACGACAGCTTCAAATAATGTTGCAGTTGGTTTAGCAGCTTTAGGAGCCAACACTACCGGCACAAATAATGTTGCAATGGGGCATAACGCTTTAACAGCCAATACAACGGCTGATGATAATGTAGCTTTGGGCGATCAGGCCATGTCTACCAACACTACGGGTGAGCGGAACGTTGGGATTGGCGTTAACGCATTAGTATACAACGCCACCACAAGTGACAACACCGCTGTTGGTTATAAAGCCCTAGAAGATAATATAGCAGGAACCAACTCTGCCTTTGGCGGCAATGCAATGCTACAAACTACCACAGGGTCGGCGAACGTTGCTGTTGGTTATGATTCCTTGAAGACAAACACCACAGGCGCAAACAATGTTGCTGTCGGTGCTTACGCTTTAGATGCTACAGATGATGGCGCAAGCAATACGGCTGTGGGTCATGAATCCCTTAGTGCAAACTGTGGCGATGGTAATGTGGCATTGGGATATCGTGCTTTACACAGTGTTACTGGTGGCACTAATATCGGTATTGGGTATCAGGCTGGTCAGGATACAACTGCTCTCACCTCTGGTAGTAATAATGTGATAGTAGGGATTAACGCTCGGACAAGTGCTGCCGATTCAGCTAATCAAATTGTTATGGGACAGAATGCCACAGGAAACGCAGATAATAGTTTTGTTATTGGTAATGGAACAACCGATTCTGCAATAGCCTTTGGTGGTACTTCTGTTACAGCACCTTCAGATGAACGTTATAAAGAAGAGATACAAGATGCTACTGCTGGCTTATCATTTATAAACGATTTACGTCCAGTTACATTCAAATGGAAAAAAGAAAAAGATGTTCCATCGGATCATAGAGCTTATGTTGAAGGATCAGAAACTAGGGTTATGCTTAGTCAAGGAGAAACTAATCATGGTTTTATTGCTCAAGAAGTTAAAGAAGCTATTGATAGTCATTCAGAAATATATGATGGTTTCGATATGTGGTCAGAAGATGGAATAGATGGTAGGCAAAGACTTGGCCCAAGTGCATTAATACCAATATTAACTAAAGCAGTACAAGAACTTTCTGCAACTGTAGAGACCCTTAAATCCGAAATAGAACTCTTAAAAGGAGAATAAAGATGGCAGTAACAAGAACTATAACGGGCGCAACGCCCTATGAACAAGACGGAAACGTTGTCCGTTGGGAAGTAAGTATGCAGTACGAGGACGGTATTGAAGATACTGCTTCTTACTATACAAGTACTTTTAGTACTCAAGTAGACTCAACTGACGATGACGACGAAGAAGTCTTTGAAGAGAAATCTAAAGGCGATTGGACACTTTCTGAAATTACTTCACTTTGTCCAACGGATCATTGGGATACTGTCTTTGCAAGTCAATACGACTCTGTAATTACAAATCCTGCTGTGAATCCAGAGCCTGATAATTCTTTTGAATTACCTTCATCCTAATTAACATATTGGAGTATTAAGTATGTCAGTGGAAACCGAATCAATAAAACCTTTAGTGGATGCAGTAGCAGTAACAACAACGGCATCTGCCTTGTTTGGTTGGCTTCCACCGATAGTGGCTATTCTTACGTTAGTATGGACAGCTATTAGGATTTACGAAACAGAAACAGTACAGAAGTTTGTACAGAGTCGAAAAGAATAGGGAGGGTATCAAATGCCTAAAATGTATGGAGAAGGGTTTCCGTATCCAAAGAGTGGAGCGCAACCTGCAAACACTAATAAACTTAATCAGCCTAGCAATGGGCCAGCGAATATTCCAGGTGGAGTAAATGATATTTATTTGCCTGAAGTAGCACCTAAAGTAGCGAATACAGGAATCTATTTGAAGCAGAATCCACGAGTTCCTGGTGGAGTAAATGATATTTATATGCCGGATAATAAAGCTTTATAATAAAATAGAGGTCTTAAATGGCTAGAAGAAGATTACGACGCAAAACACGCCGAACATACGGCCTTAGTAAGGCAGCAAAGGCGAAACGAAGGAAAGCAAGAGAAGCTAAAGCCAAGAAAGCTCCTGCGCCTAAGAAAAAGGCTGCTACAAAGAAAGCGCCTACTAAAAAAGCACCTGTAAAACGTACAGGAGGTGTTAAACCTTCAAAAGCGCCTACTAAAAAAGCACCTGTAAAACGTACAGGAGGTGTTAAACCTTCAAAACCACCTGTTAAAGCTGCTCCACCAAAAAGGCCACCTGTCAAGGCTGCTCCGCCTAAGCGGGCACCTATAGAACGTGAAGCTTCTGTAATGAGGCAAGCGGGTGGCCCAAGAGATTTTGCTAGACGACAAAATGAAAGGCAGGCTGAACAACAACGGGCTGCTTTTAATCAACGTGCTGAATCTTTAATGAGGCCACGAGAAGCAGAAGGAATACCAGAAGACTTCGGAGGCAAGCGAGCACCTATTACTGGTAAAGAACGTACTGATGTAGTACCTCCAGGGAAAGGCTCTTTACTTCAAGAAGAAGTAGCAGCGGGTCAAGAAACTCAAGGCACTGAAGATCTTTTACGACAATATAATGAAAGTCAAGGTGCAAAGGATCATGGTTTAAGTGTTACTTTTGATGAAGAAACAGGTGAATATGTCGAAGATGTTTCTGCTTTTGGCTTTGAAGGAGATCAAGCTACTAAACGATATACTCCCGAAGAATTTCAAAAGAAGATGGGAGGTGGTAGTGAAGCTGCTGTCGAAGAAGCCGTAGAAGAAACTGCTCAAGAATCAGAACAACAAGCACCGTCTCCTGAAGATAGGGGGAGGGATGCTCCACTGCCGCCAACAAGGGGTGGTAGACGCGACCTTGATGTAACTAGAGGTATAAGTATTGCAGATCAGCAAATTCAACCTGAGCAAGAAGGTGGTGGTCTTCAGAGGCCACACGTAGTTCGTCCTGGTGAGGGGCTAGATTCAAGATTTCAGACATTAGCCCAAGGAGTAGGAGCGGATGTACGGCGTCGTGGTGGTCCTGCCCCAGACTTACGACAGCGTGGCGGCTTTGCCCCAATAAGGCCTTCTCTTGAACAACAGATTGGAGATGTACAGTTTGATAGGCAGCGTCTTGAAGCTGAAAGTCGAATGGGAGAGGCTGGTGAACTAGCAGGAAGAGAGCTTGGAGGCGAAAGAGAGGCACAAGTAGGGCGTCTTGGCGATCTAGCACAACAAGTAGACGCTGCTCAACAAGGAAGCCCCTATCAAAGAAGCCCACAACAAATTGAAGCAGAACAAGCATTAAGTGCGAGAGCAGATGCAGCACAAGCACAACAAGGTGCTCAAGCTGGTCAAGCACAACAAGGTGCTCAAACTGGTCCAGCACAGCCAATGGGCGCAGAGCAGCAACAAGCGGCTCAACAACTAGGACAAGAATTTCAACAGCAACAACAAGCTGCTCAAGCACAACAAGGTGCTCAAGCTGGTCAAGTGCAGTCAATGGGTGCACCACAGGGTCTAGGTGATACACAACTAGGACTCCAGGCTGGTAGAGAACAATTTAATCAACAAATGGATTCCGCAAGAGAACAGTTTGGGCAACAAGCTGCTCAAGCACAACAGGGTGTAGATGATGCACCACTAGGACTCCAGGCTGGTAGAGAACAATTTGATCAGCAAATGGGGGCCGCAAGAGAACAGTTTGGACAACAAGCTGCTCAACAACAAGCACAAGCCTTCCAACAACAAGCAGGCGCTCAAGCTCCTTCATTTGGACCTCAAGGAGGCGCAGATCTTTCTGCTGCTAATCAACAAGCTGCTGCTCAGCAACAACAGCAACAACAAGCTGCTCAAGCACAGCAGGGCGCTCAAGCCGGACAAGCACAACAAATGGGTTCATCGCAACAACAGGCAGCAGCAGCAGCGACACGACAAACTACGGGTATGGGGCCAGGAACTATAGAGACTCCAGATATTGATGTTCCAGATGATACTTCGGGTCCAGGTACTGGAGATACTGGTACAGGCGACACTGGGACGGGTACAGGCGACACTGGGACTGGTACAGGCGACACTGGGACTGGTACAGGCGACACTGGG